AATGGGTTTTAACTTGGGAGGACATTCATTAGCGATACAAATAATAGGAGTTAATGATTTGCGAATGAGATCGGCAATTTCACCGACACCGCCACGTTCGGAGAGTCCGTCGATTTCATCCATCACTACCACTTCTTTTTGTAAGCGTTTCATACCGAGTGAAATAAGTCCTTTTAGTGTAGAAATGCTACGACTATCGGATGCATTGTATTCGGTCACTTTGTAGCCCATGGAACGAGCGATACAATGGATCATACTTGTTTTTCCAATGCCAGGAGGACCTGTCAAGAAAAGTCCAGGTGTATGGTGTACCCAGGTTTGAAGCCAGATAGTGATTTGTTGAATCGCGTCTTTGTGTCCAATGATGTCGTTTATCGAAGTGGGAGTATATTGGTCGACGAGGAGTTTCTTTTTATCACGTGCAATTTCTTCATGGGTTTCTGTTGGAAGGAGGGGAATGCCGCGTCGTTTAGCTTCTTGGTATCGCCAGGATTCGGTGATGGGTCGTCCATCATGGCAGGCACTGCCGAGTTGTAATTGGTAGCCAGGACGAAGGACCTTGTGAAGGCGAGCATTTATTACGGGGCAGACGCCTGTTTGCACAATGTCGGTCATGTAAATGGGATACTTCTATGTATGAATGATTAAAAATCAATTTTATTGCACTAACTCTTCAAAACCGATGGAGCAGCGAAAGGAGAGGCGGGAGGACCATAATGAAAAATCGCGAGGGGTGACAATGGACCAATTCACAGGTTCAATTAAATCAAGCTGATTAAAGACATAGGCGACGAGGGCGGAGCACCAGAAACGTTTGGTCGAGGCGGAAGAAGAGGGAGCAATGGATCTGTCGATGTCTAAATGATACGCAGCCCGAATCCAATCGAATAGGTTCATATCATAAGGGCGATTATGAATAGTTTGGTGAATGGTATCTATCTTTTCGTAAAAGGAATGATTGCGTTCACAGGTGATACGACGAACATAGACGGAAGAGGGAGGACATTGTTGTAATAAATCGGAGAACAGATGGAGTTGGACGCCTGATTTCAATATATGATCTTCCGAATCAGGAATGGAGTTCCAGCCTGATTCTAATAGGTAGATGCCATTAGGTAAAGAAGAATCGATAAAGGCTGGATCTTTGATAATCATGCCAACATGGGAATAGCGGCTGCGTCCCACCCATTCTAGTAGGTAAGAAAGCCATGAAGAACCGCGAAAGAGAATGATATCACCCGTATCAAGAGTCGATAGGTCAAATGCCATGGTTTGAATACTATGATATTCAAAGAAATAGAATTAGAACTTAAAACAAAATAGGTACTAAGAGTCATAGTATCATGCCACTTGTTCGTCGGCATATTGCATCAAAAGAGGCGACTACATCGGATGATACAAATCGTGTATCAAATAGTGCCTTTCGTAATGTACGCACGTATGCTCAGGCGGCAAGCCTTCCCATATTATCGATTCATATTCCAGAGCCGATTACGACACATAATTCCTACTCAATGTTGAATGAGGTTACGTCCGATTCAAATTCGACCCCTGATTCGGATAAGTATATGTGGAATTCACCTGAATCGACATCAGACTCGTCAGAGTTAACAGATAGTGACAGTGATATGCCAGCACTCATTGATGCGAATGATGGAGATAATGAAGACAGTGATACCGATTACAGTGATATGCCACCACTGATTGATGAGTCAAGTGAAAGTCAAAGCGAAAGTGAAAGTGATGCCGATCAGGAAATCATTGTGAATCAGACACGATATCAGCGTGTACGAAAGTCATGTAAGGATAGTTTACCCTGCCCTATTACCTTCTTTTTTAGATTGTGGGCGATTGCGATGTTTATGCAATGTATATTACACATATGTAATCTAACAAATGATAAGTGCTCTAGAAGGCTTTAAGCAAATGTCGGGCGCCGATAAAGAGGATGCCGCCCCATAGAGAGTCGGCAATAGCAAATTTCCAATCGTAATGGTCAAAGAGAGCATAATTGGTAAAATCATAGACGGCGTAGACGCATACACCTGTAAGAAAGGCTTGTTTTACGGAGGTGGTTTCTAAGAGGAGATGGGCAAGACACACGTAGACGATAATGGCGCCAATATAACGGACATGAATGGGTCCACCTTGAATGCGTTCGGTCATGTTTCTAGCATAGATTCCACCGGTTAGTAACCAAAACAAATCGACAAGAACTAAAATGGCGGAGGTCTTGAGAAGTTGATATAGATACGACATTTCTATTATATATCTTTATTTGATAGAGTGCGTTTCTATGCAGAATGTAATAATATATTCTGAAGTAGTGCCGATGGAAATTACAACTCTGCAAATTGAAGCATTTAATACAAATGTACACGGATCTAAAATATTATGTCAGGGACCATTTCAGCAAGGAAAGTATCCGCCTATCATGGATTCAATACAGCAATTACGACAACCTTTTAAGAAGAAGATATTGATATCCAATACGACGTTTTCCTTATCCAAGTATATGCAGATGTCGTATGATGCGCATTTTCAGGTAAAGGATTCGCAGGATTGGACGCTCGCGTTAACGTATATGACGTATGCTCCCAAGCCGTTATTGGTGATGGTAGAGGATGTTGGAATTCCAGATGGATTGTGGCAGAAGTTGCATCGGACAACGACGCTGATTCATTGGGTGGCATCACCTGTCGTACAGATTCGTCCATATGATACGATTTTCTTTGCACCGATGGATGATACCGTATCGTATTCAGATACAGTGTATAAAATCTTGCAATCAGTCTACAAGGCGACGTATTCAGCAAAGGAGCACAAGGAAATCACGCAGGAATTGAGAGTGGCGAGAGCGGGAATGGTATGGTGTAAGGTAGATGAAGAGCCTCAGGGACGGGTCTTTTGGTACGATCCGATTTCGCATCAGGGCGACCATTTAACGAAGAAACAGTTGGCAGAATTGTTTCAATGGCTTTCGAATCATTTTATAGAATAGTATCATAATATAGTAAGGTATACAATAATATGATATGAATGAACTAGTTTTTACTGAGGTCCTCCACTCATGCGATGTGGTGCCAAGCCGCCGCGACTGCGGCGGGTGCGGCGACCGCGGCTCTTCTTGGGGGAGTGCGCCATGGACTTACGCATCAGCTTGAAGGTGCCTTTTTTGGCGATGTATCCTTGACGTGTTAGAAACTTGAGAGCTTTCTTTCCTGCCGCATGCTTCTTACGAGAAATGATGCGTCCCTTGTGCTTCATGAGATCGGACTTCTTTAAGCCCCCTGAAGTATGTTTTGCTGAACCGTGCCAGACCATTGCTTTTGTACCGACTGCTGGAATTTTCTCACTCATCTCTATATTAATCGCATAGAAATTATTTCAGTATGTTTAGAGGACCGTAGGAAGTTTATAAAATTTGACAAATAGTTTATCCGTATGGATTATAAAATGTTGTCAAAAAATATAAAATACACATCTGACTTACTTGATAGTATTATGACTAGAGATAGTGCAATATTAATTGGAAAATGAACATAATCATTTATGCATCCACATATGATTCTGCCAATCGGATAAATTCGTCAATATTATCATTACACAATTGACATGTAAAATTATTAATTTTGCTGTCTTCCCAATCCCACCATTTAATTTGTAATAATTTTTCAATTTGCTCGGGCGTAAATCGGTATCTAATTAATTTTGCTGGATTTCCACCTACGATGGAATAGGGTTCCACATTTTTCACAATATGGGAATTATTTGCTATTACCGCACCATGTCCTATCGTCACTCCTGACATAATCACTGTATTTGCGCCAATCCATACATCATTTCCGATGATAATATCACCTTTTATCACTGGGTGTCCTGCTCCATCAAATGTATTAAAAATATGTTGATGGATATGTCCAAAAGGGAATGTGGTTACTCGATCTGTGCGGTGATTTCCGCCTACAAACGCATGTACATTACTACCAATGGAACAAAATTTACCTACCTTACATTCTGCACCATCAGTATGTATTTGTATTCTTCCATATGTATATTTACCGTATGATGTCATAATAAAATATAATATGAAAATATCCTTTATGTTCATATTTTATGTTTGCAAAATACTTACTTCTTCCATACTTCAAAGAAGCGGTCTTTGCAGGGACCCCAGCCACCTGCTTCACGATAATCACTATGAAAACCATTTTCTGTTAATATTTTATCCACATATTCCTTATGAGATGCATCATGATAATCATTTTCCATAATAATAAGATTAATGTTATCTAAGATTTCGGGCATGTCCATCAAAATATAATAAAAGGCACCTTCACAATCCAATACTAATGTATCAAATTCAATATGATATTTTGCCTTTAATTCATCCAATGTAATCGTATTAACCCATGAATAACCTTCTTCTAATACATCACTTGGTTTTGTATCCCATCCTATTTGAATTAATTTTCTCTTTGACAAAGCAGCACGTTCAATATGAAATAGTAATGAATTGAGATTTCTATTTTCTGTTAATTGATTTGCAATATGTTGTTCGCATTCCATAGTAACAAGATTTGATGTATTTTCTAAAAGTGCAGCAATGATAAGACTATTTCTTCCAATGTTTCCACCAATTTCCAATACTTTTTCCTTTCCCGTTAGATATCGAACTGCCATTTTTTGTTCAGGCAATTCATCTCCAAAATGACCATAATGAATACGCAATTTTGAATGAAGAGATGATACTTTGTTGTCAATCTCTTTATTAGTAATAGTAGTGATTGTATTATGTAATAGATCGATTTTAATAGTACAATTCTCATCATATGTTACAAATTTATTATCGTGAAAGATTCTCACATATTTATGCATCCCCACAAAATAATCTGTAAAATAAATAGTACGTGTTTGAGCACCTGCTGGAATGGTAATGATATTATTATGATTTAATTTGGATAAACAAATGGAGGTGACATTCACATAATAATTTTCAATTCCGTAGAAAATTTCCATATACCGTATGATAGATAACTTTTTTTTTAAAAATACACATGTAGTAAATATCAAATAAAATTTGAAAAATAGTAAAACAAAAAGATAAGATACCTTTATAAAAATGGATATGGATGATGTGGATGCCTATCAAGAACAGCAAGAATCCATCGAAAACATAGAAGAAACGCTAGAACATCTGGATGATCTTGACAATGAAACACGCCTCGAAGTATTCTACCAGGAAATCAATCATTTTATCATGCATGGTATTCAACCCAATGACGATTGGTATGAAGAACGAATGTTCTATATCCAAGAATACCAGACCATTCAATGGAATGACCTTGCTGCACGAAGTTACCAGAAAGATGACGTGATGTATGAATTATCCCTTTCTATCGTGGACCATATTGATCAATTAGTAGAAGAATGGAGTACATCACCCGTCTTCAATCTGTGTGTGTATCAGCGACTTATGGAATTCATTCGTACTGTATGGCGACGATATGCACAGGAATATGGTGTTACAGCGGATAGCGTGGACATCCTAGATTTGATGAATGGAATGGACAATATGTAGGGATACATACACACTGTTTATGTTCTATTACTTATTATAAATTGCTAAACATTACTAATCCGGCGAAGATAAGTATAATTTAAATTATGAAAATTATACAAAACAAATAATATAAGTGTATGTGTTAAATTAAAAATATAAATGTATGTAATGATAATATATGCACGATACAGCATCTAAATCTGGAGAATTATTCGCACATTCATATGGCGGCGTAGGCAAAGTTGTTGTTGATATAGGAGGTCAAAATGTCAATGGAGCATTACGAGTTTTTTTTGAAAAATTAGGAATGAAATATATTTGTGTAGATATTGAACCACATACATCTGTAGATATTGTAGTTAAACCAGGTGATAAGTTGCCTTTTGATAATGGTTCAATAGATTTAATAGTATCTACTTCTTGTTTTGAACATGACCCCTGTTTTTGGATAACCTTTAAAGAAATGACTAGAATAACAAAATTAGGTGGATTTATTTATGTTAATGCTCCTACAAATGGTCCGTATCATTGTCATCCAGGTGATAATTGGCGCTTTTATTCTGACGCAGGTCAAGCATTATCTTACTGGAGTAGTTTTCAATTTTCAAATGAACCCATATTTCCAGCAAAGGTTGTTGAAACATTTCACATATTACCTAAACGTGATCAATGGTGTGATTTTATATGTGTTTGGGAAAGAGTAGAACAAAAACAAGAAGATATTGTTGTTTCAAATAGCATTTTACAAAATATCGGGATTTTAGAAAAAATGTTGAATGATAATAATTTTAATACTAAAAAGAAGCGTTCATCATTGGAGTTTTAAATTTCCATATACCATATATTTATTTTAAACACACATGTATACGATATATGTAAGATTCTAAAATGAAAAGTGAAAGAGAACGTACCTTATACAAAATAGACAATATGTAGGATGTAAAACGACCGTTTAAGTCGTATTATCTATTACAAATTTCGAAGAACCTAAAATGTACACGACATGATATCATAGGAAGAAAAAAACAGATGGTTGGCTTTTATAAAAAAATTGACGAAGGAATATCACAGAAAAAGGTTAAGATTCCCACCATGCTTTTCACCTATATTAAAAACGACGAAGGACAATTTGTCTGCCCTGACTGTGGCGCCATTAAGAATCGTCAGAATTCAATGCATTATCACATGAAGAAGCATCAAGAGGAACTCAGTCATATCTGCAAATGTTGCAAGAAAGGATTTCTTCAGAAGCAGACATTGGACCTTCACATTCGGTCCAAGCATCCTGACATGCTACAGGTCGAAGAGCAGAGCAAGAAATTTAAATGTCCGATGGAGAATTGCAACTTTACTGCACTTACGAAAGGAAATTGCGTCATCCACTGTCTTCGTATTCACTTTCAAGAGGAAATGAAAGAGGTGATGAATGTGCACAATGATACAAAAACAATTACATGCAATGAGTGTGCAATGGAATTCAACAATAGCTGTGGATTCTATTATCACTGCAAAGATTGCGTAGTCTTTAACAAGGAGGATGACAAGGTTCAAAAATTGCAGGAACTTATTGCGTAAGTTCATGGT